AAGATAGAGGGCTGTGTTGTAAATGAAGTAACAGTAGATTTTGATATTGATGGAATCGCTACTGCTCAATGGTCAGGATTTGGTAAGATTATAACTGAAGAATCTTCTATGACCACAGCAACTATCTTTGAAGGTACAGCAGCAGCAGATACAAATAACTTTATTAGAAATAGATTAACAGACTTAACTGTAACTAATGATGTATTTGAAACAACAGCAAATGGAGCAGTAAGTAGTTCTGCTAGTGTTACTTTAGCAGCAGGTAGTGATTTAATCAAAGTAGGACAAAATGTTTTTGCTGCAGGAACTGCAGTTGGAACTGTATCTGCAATTTCAGGTACAACTCTAACTCTAAGTGGAGCAGTAAGTATATCAAACGGAGCCGCTATAGTATTTTCAAATGCAGGAATGGTTAGTAGCTATACTTTAACACTAATTGGTGGAAATATCACTATTTCAAATAATATGACTTTCTTAACACCAGAAACTTTAGGTTCAATTAATCAACCTTTAGGTCATGTTACAGGAACTCGTTCAGTATCAGGTGCCTTTAGTTGTTACTTAAATACTCCCGCTAGTGGAGCTTCAAGTACAGATTTATTTGAAGATATTATTGAATCTACTTCAACAATAACAAATTCATTTGATTTAACATTTGTTGTTGGTGGAAGTGGTAATACACCAAGAGTTACAATGAACTTAAATAATTGTCATCTTGAAGTGCCAACACACTCATTAGATGATATAATAAGTTTAACAACTAACTTCCACGCATTACCAACATCAGTTGATGCAACAGACGAAATAGATATGATTTTCGTAGGACCAACTGTAACATAAATAATTTAACAGGGAGGGGAAACCCTCCCTCTTTCATAGGAAAAATAAATGACAGAAGAAAAACAACAAGCAGTATCATTAGCGAGTTTATTAACTCCAAGTAAAACGGTAACAGTTGACTATCCTGGTTATAAAGGAATGACTGTTGACCTTTGCTATTTAGCAAGAGAAGAATTAATGAAACTTAGAAATCGTTGTGTTTCTCAAAAACTCAATCGTAAGACTAGAGCATTTGAAGAGATACTAGACGAAGAAAAGTTTATCATAGAGTATGTAAAAGCTGTAATCAAGGGGTGGAGCGGTTTAAAATATTCTTACCTAGAAGAGCTTCTATTGGTGGATATTAGTAGTCTCAATCCTGAAGATGAACTTCCTTTTACACAAGAAAATGCGCAGACTTTAATGAAGAATGCGACTGATTTTGATACTTGGGTAACGGAAGTTGTAGGAGATTTAGAAAATTTTACGAAGACCAAGTAAAAGAAATACTTGGTCTCTTAGAGAAAGAATTTAGAGATGGTCAGATTTCTTTAGATACATATTTAGATATATGTGAACAAAAAGGTATAGAACCTGACCCAGATGAAATGCCACCAACTATGGGAGATTATCCTCCAGAAGTTCAGGTGGCTTTTTTATTGCACGACCTTTTACCAGATCGTTGGGACGGTATGAGTGGCTCTTACTTTGGTAAGGATATGTCAGCATTAGATTTACTACTTGAAACTTGGGAAGTAGAGGATAAAAGAACTACTATATTTTTTATCAAAAAAATAGAAGCATATAATTCAAAACAAATAAATGAAAAATTGAGAAGAAAAAGAGAGGCTTCAGAAAGACAAGCAAAAGCAAACGCAGGTTCTAAATCTGGTATAAATGTAAAAGGATAATGAGTAAAACAGTAAAAGCAGGAAAAATTATTATTGAGTTAGATGATGGTAATACCATTGAACTTTTTGGTAATTCAGCAAAGAAAACTTCAAAGAAAGTAGATGATTTAAGTAAATCAACTCAAACTGCTGATAGAAATCTAAAAGGAGCCGCTCGTGCTTCTTCAAATACAACAAAAAACTTTTCTAAAATGCAACAAGGCCTTGGTGGTCTTGTAGGTGCTTATGCAACTCTTGCTGCTTCAATATTTGCTATTGGTGCGGCATTTAGAGCATTAGAAGAGGCTTCAAATATTAAAAATCAAATTAGAGGTATGGAAATATTTGGAGAAGTTACTGGTATTGCCATGAGAAGTATTGTAGCAGATGTAAGAGCTGCAACAGGAGGACTTTTACAGTTTCGTGATGCTGCTCAAGCTGCTCAGATAGCAACAGCTGCAGGATTCAATGCTACTCAAATAAAAGAACTAGCAACTGGAGCAAAATTAGCCTCTGTTGCTCTTGGTAGAGATTTAACTGATTCATTTAACAGATTGATTCGTGGTGTGACAAAAGCCGAGCCCGAACTACTTGATGAATTAGGTATCGTACTAAGAATAGATGATGCAACTAGAAAATTTGCTCAGGCAAATAAAGTTGCAGCAAAATCATTAACAATTGCACAAAGAAGGTCAGCTGTATTTGAAGAAGTTTCTAGACAATTAGTACAAAACTTTGGAGAGTTTAATGAACAAGCAGATGAACTTGTAAATCCTATTACTAGACTTCAAACTGCTTTTAATGATTTAATAGTATCTGCAAGAAATCTTGTTGGTCCTTTTGAAGAAATAGCAAACTTTATTTCTAGAAATACAGGAGCAGCAGCAGCTTTATTTGTAGGTTTTGGTGTTGCTATAATAAAATCAGCTTTTCCTGCTTTGAATACTTTAACAACAAGTTTACAAAATTTTGCAATAAATGCACAAACAAGTTCAGAAGCAGCAAATGCAGCATATAAAAAACAAGCAATTGCATTTAAAGCAAATTCTAATGATATGATGGCCTCAGAACAAATAAGGTCTGCAAAATCAAGAGCAATTCTAAGAAAACTTGGTGTAGATGAAGACGCTTTTCTTGCAAAAAGAGCTATTAATCAAAGAAGATCAGTTGCACAGCTTATTCGTAATGAACAATTAAGAGCAGAAGGAAGTAAAAAAATAAGAGAAGCAGAATTAGCGCATCTTATAGCTGTTCATAAAGCCATGGAAGCCTCTCATGTAAAAATGACAACAAGAATGATGGCAGGCATAAAAGCACTTGGAACAGGTAGTGCAGCAGTATTTACAGGAATAGGAGCAGCAGGTGCAGCTGGAATAGGAGCAATAGGAACAGGAGTAAGTAAACTTAGTGGTGCTTTCGCTATGCTGGGCACTGTTATAAATGCTGCATTCTTTATATTTCTTGCTGGATTCGTAGGAAAATTTATATTTGAAATGGTATTTCTAACAAAAGAAATGAGAGAAGAAATGGAAAAAACTGATAAAGTCATAGAAGCTTCTCAAAATAGAATAAAAGAAATAGATAGAATTGGTAATAAATTATTTCAGGGGGCTGCTGAAACAGCCGAAGATAATTTTAATAGAATTAATAAACAATTAATTGCAACATTCAATTTAATTAATGGTTTACGAGATGCAGACGCAGCAAAATCTATAATAGGAGAAGCTCAAACAGGACAATTATCAAAATCACAAAGAGCTGACCTTGCAGGCATAGTTTTAGAACAATTGACTACAGCTACTGCTTTAGCAGGGGGAGATTTATCAAGTATTAAATCTTTTTTACAAGGTTTAAATCTCTCTTCCTTTGGTATTACTCCTGACTTTGACCCAGATGAAATGAAAAAGGTAGATAAAAATATTTTTGATAGTTTACCAGATTCTAGTGGTATTGGAGGACTAAAAGGTGTTCTTGAAATACTAGATAGACAAGGACTTGAAGGAAGTGCAGATTTATTAAGAAGTATATTTGTAGATGTGTTTAAAAACGCAGACCCAAATAAAATAACTGCTGTAATAGGAAGCACGGCTACCCAATTAAAATTTGTAAATGAAGCAGCTGGAGACCAAGGAGAAAAATTACAGGGTGTAAGCGATGCATTAAAAGAGTTTGTAGAAGTAACAAATAGAATTACTTTTACTCCGACTGCTTTTGAAAATCTTGCTTCATCAATAAGAACTGTTAAAAATGATATAGATGAGGCAATAAAAGCACAGGTTACAGGTGCTCAACTTCTAGATTTAATTCAAACAAAAACAAATAGAAATTTTGCAACAGTTAAAGAAGGACTAGACTTTGTTAGACTTATGGCATTTGAAACAGATGCTATAATAAAAGAATCAGCTCAAAATCTTCGTGATGCAGGTATAATTGATGCAAAATTAGCAAGAGTTGGAAGCAGAAAAGACCCGCTTGCAGATAGAGTGAAAAGAAATTTAAAAATTGAACAATTAACAAATAAAAGACAGAAAAAAGAGATAGAAATTAGACAAGAGGTTCAAAGACTTAATGCAGCAAATGAGTTAGGAAATGTTCAAGCAGAAAAGAAACTAAGAAACTTAGAAGACCAATTAATGGTTTTACAAGCACAAGAAGACGAAGCTACAAGAGCAAATTCAGTTATGGGTAAATTAAATGATACAATGGCTCAACAATTAGGAAATATGTTCCAAAGCATTATAGATGGCACAATGAAAGCTTCAGAGGCCTTTAAACAATTCGCAAAAGTAGTTTTAGAAAAATTAGTAGAAATAGCAGCAGCTGAAGCAGCAGCAAATATATTAGCAGCTTTTGGTAGTAATCTTATTACAGGTTTTGCAGGAGGAGGAAGAGGCGATACAACAATGGCAGGAGAACCTACTCCCCTACCACAAGGTCAAGCGTATGGAAGATACGGTGGAATAATGAAACCTAAATTTTCAGCAAGAATGGGTTATATGCCAGGAGGTATAGCAGACGGACCAAATGCAGGATATACAGCAGTATTACATGGAAGAGAAGCCGTAATACCTCTAGGACAAGGACAAAATGCAATACCTGTTGTATTTAAAGACGGTGCCCCTGGAGGAATGACAAATTCAGTTGTAAATGTTACAGTAAATAGTGATGGTAGTTCACAAATGACAGAAGAGCAAGCAACAGGCATGGGAAGAAGTATACAAGCAGCTGTTATAAATGAGATAGCAAATCAACAAAGACCAGGTGGTATGTTGAGCGGAGGATAAAATGGCATTAGGATTTACAGATTTAACAAGTACAAGAAGAATCCCCGATAGAGGATTAACAAAGAAAACTACTCCAAGAACTTTTACAGTAGAGTTTGGAGATGGTTACGAACAAAGAATAGCAAGAGGAATAAATAATTTAGCAGAAGAATTTAGTATAGCCTTTACAAATAGACCTGTAGCAG